ATTGGTCTGATGCGCAGTTGCGCGCGACCTCGAGCAATGCCTCGGTACGTGTCATGCATGCCTCCAAACAAATAAGGGAGTGGAGCAGCTGCCCCACTCCCCGAGAGTGAACAACCCGCGAGTACTAGGTACCCTGAGCTGCAAAGACGATGACTGAACCCGGGAACTGGGAAGCAGGCCCAGGAGCGGCGACGTTACCCGGATCAATGGCGCCCGAGAAGCCAAAGCGCTCGGTCGCACGGATAGCAACTGCGTCCTGGTCAAAGTAGCGCTCGTACGATGTCTGGACGTTGAGTCCGCGCTTGTCGCCGAATGCACATCCCTTGTCAAGTGCACCAAACACCGCGAATGGCTGATTGGCCGTAAGCGTTGCAGGCATGTCCTGAACAAAGCGGACAGGGTATCCGAGGAACTCAGGCTCCTTGCCTACACCCATTGCGAGAGCAGAGTAGGAGTTACCACCAAGGGTGACTAACTTGTCTGCAATGTAGCTGTAGAACAAGGTCTTGTGGCAGTAGAGCGCGGCGGTGTCCTGTGCGTACACAGGGAGTTTGCCGTATCCACTCTGCCATGTAGCAAGAGTCATCGTCGCAGGTGTCGCGATGGAACCAGCAGGAGCCAGTACGAGGGATGCGATGTTAGCCTTTGTGCCAGACAGTGCATAGATGTACTGCATAACGCCAGTGATGCCACCGTCTCCAGCAATGCCCGTGCCGTTGAAACATACGCGGTCTTCTTCGTGGCCGAGTTTGTTCGCCATGTCAGCAGCCACGTAGGATCCAATCGCAACGACTGCATCCTCATCAAGTTCGGACGAGATAACGGTCAGCGCAGCGAGTTTCTTTGCGGTCAAGGATGCCTGTGTCAGCGTGCCATCGCTTGGAGTGATTGCAGCTGCGTCAGCGTACCAGTTAGCCGTGACAGATCCAGAGAGGATAGGGATGTTGAGCGCGTTGCTCTTCATCGGCCATACACGCGCATACTGGCGCATGACGGATGCCTTCTCACGGAGGTAGACCAAGGTCTCCTGCACGATGGTTGGGACGGCGTATCCACCAGCACCAGGAGTCGTCTCAGTCATGGCCTTGATAGCCTTAGCATCGACGCCCATATGGTCACGGCACCAGCGGTCGGCATACTCGTTGCCATTCATGGCAAGGATGAAGGAGCCCATCTTGTATGCTTCAAATGCCTTTTCGGCGCGAGTGTTGCCAGCAAATGGCAGCGGGCCGTAATGTCCGCGCTCCCATGCCTTGACCTCTGGCTCGGACTTGGACACGAGGAGAGTCTTTGCGAGCTCGTGACGGTCCTTAGCGGCTTCGTATGCATCCTTGACGCGCTTTACCTCAGCGTCGTCACAGTGTGGTTGGTTGAGCAGCTCAATGAGTGCAGACTTGTACTGCGACTCTTCGACTGCGAATCGTTCAATCTTGGACATTAGTCCTCCAACAGCGAGAGCAGGAGCGCCCGCCGGTCTATTGTGCTCAGTGCATCCGGATTCTTTTCAACTACCGGCGTGCTTAGTGTCGTCGATTTGGTTTCGTCTTGTGTCGATGCATCCCGCATCGATTCCCAGACGGTTGAAGAGAGGCGCTTAGCCTCCTCCCGTGACAGTCGCAATGCATCCCGCAAGCGACCCTCAACATCTCGTACGGATGCCGGGCGTACCGCCCGTCGTCCGATGGTCTGCAATGATTTGAGCTCATCCTCGCTGAGCGTCTCGACCTTGGATGCAAGGTCTTTTGCTCGGCGAGCAAACTCATCAACCAGCGCCGGCATATATTGCGCGGCTGGCATGCCCGATTCGTAGATCTCATGCATGCCGGATGTCAGCACACAGTAGAGCGAGTGCAATGCCTGGCTAAACATGGACTGCTCGGCATTGGCGTATAGCTCGCTGATGTACTCTGCAACGTCGGTGACAACAACAACGTCCGGCGCTTCGGCCTCCACCTCACCCATGCCGCCCATATCCTCGCCCATGCCGTCGTCCTTGGTCTCTTCCATCAGCGACTTGACAAAGTTACGCGGTTCGGCGGGCGTTGGCGTCAAGGATGCCTCACCGATTGGCCAGCGTGTGACCATGTAGCGACCATCAGGCATCTGCTTACGCTCGACCAGATGCGACGCGGCACCGCTCGAGTATGCCAACTTGCCCATCTTGACCAGCTGCGCAATCTTGTCGGCGTACTCTTCGCTCATCTTGAGCTGTGCATCAAGCCACATGCCTTTTTCGTCAACGTTGATGGTGCCGTAGCCGATATCCTTTTTGCCGATGGCCTCATCAAACCCATGATGGTAATAGAGGTTGATTGCCATTCCGTTGAGCTTGTCAATCGGTCGACCAAAGTCCGTTTCGGGGGTGAAGAAATCGCCCGCGACGTCAGCGCCATTGGCACCGTCAAAGCGCAGGAGGTAACCACGGACGCGCCCGTCTGGCGTGCTCTTGACCTCGTCCCCGATGTAGATCATCTCCGGCATTAGACTAACTCCCTAACCGGTATCGTCTGTGCGACCGGTCCCCACTGTGTATCTTGACGCACGCGACCCATTTTTTCCAATGGCAGGCCCGCTTGCCACAACCTATAGCGCATCGGGCCGAGCACCTCAACTTGTTCCTGCTCCGTGAGTTGCGCGAATAACTCCTCGCGGTCAGGCGCCATCGGTGATGGCATTCTGCCCGGATTGCCCGTCAACTCCTCGTACGAGAGGAGTATCGGGATAATGGTACACCTGCAATTAGGATGCGATGCGACCGGCTTGTCGAGTGGCCACGTCTGCCCGTGTAGCGCCCAGCACACCACACAGACGCGCTGATCTCCAGCACATACGCGCTGATATCCCTTGATGATGTCCTGGTTCGCGAGCATGGCGGCACGAGTGCCCTCGCGTGCAGCTCGTATCATCTCAGTACGCGCGATTGTCTCCGCTCTTGCAGGAGCGAGCACTGTATACGTGTCGGCGAGAATCTTTGCGAGTTTGTACGGGTGGAACCCTTGCGCGACGGCTGACGCGACACGCTTGGACATGTCCGGACCGATGGCGGCATATAAGTCGCCAAGTGGTGAACCATCCGCCGCGAAACCGAGTGCGAACTCCACGCCCTGCTCATCGACAGCGTTCCACACGCTCGAGATCGAGACATTCGATGGCAACCCCATGCCCGGCCTGATTGGGTCGGTCTGCATGTCAAGCGCGAGTTGTAACCCTCCACGCTGCGCGTCTGTCGCACGCTTGGCGGCATCGATGCCGTACTCCGTGACCTTGGCGCTCATCTGCTCGGCTAGCGACTGCAGGCGTTCTTGGTACATCTGCAGCAGGTCGAGCCGGTCAGAGATCAGTACGCCCTCGCTCACCAGCTCGTCCTCAATGGCTTGCGTCACGACAGCCAGACGAGCAAGCACATCGGACATGCTGTTCATGTACGTGTCGCGTATCTCCTTGACGACCGATGCCTCCTGCCTGAGCATCCTCTGGCGGTAAATCTCGGCTACCTCATACAGTGTCGGCATCGAGCTCCCATCCATACACCGGGTGTACTGCTGTCTTTGTCTCGTCGGCTTGGTCTACAATCTTGCGTGCAAGGTTGCGAGCCCAACTCTGCCCGCTGTCACCGCCCCATAAGTCCCACGCCACGCGCCCAGGGGAAGGAAATCCAGCCTCACCCGTGTGGAACCCTTCGGCCTGCTTGTCGACCTCATGCCTCGAGAAAAAAGAATGCATCCGGAGGATGGTGTCCTCGCTGAGCTTCTCACCACTCACAATCTGATTTGCCCGGCGCAAGCCTACAAGCGTCCCGCCCTTGTTTCCAGCCTCACGCCATGCTAGTGCGCGCTTTGCGGCGTTGCGCATGCTGTCGGTCGGGTAATACTTGAGTCCCTGCTCCTCGCCTGCCTCAAGTTGCAATGCCTTGGCTTCGGCTTGGACTGTAACCGGCAACAGCCCGAGGTGCTGAATCGGGTCCAGCCCGACAGCTGATAGTGCCGCCTCTGGCGCGAATCCCGACCGAATGAGCGTGCCGGCGCTTGTCACGAGTGCGGCAATCTCTTGCGCTGTGCGCACTGGTTGTCCAGTCGGCATCGATGCCAGGTCGATAATCGGCGCAGGCTGTGCACTTGGGAAGTATCGCCCCTCGTCCTCTGCATTAGGCGTAATGCCACTGATGCGCTTCGCGGTTGCCTGGTCAATGATGCCAGCCTTGTACAATCTCTCCGCTCGCTCCGAATCCTCGTTGAGGTCGCTTTGTAGGGCAGGGATGTTACTCGTGTCCCACTCGAGGTAATCGCCAGGTTGCGTCTCCTGGAAGTCCGGGAGCAGCTGTGCTGTGAGCGAACGAGCAAACGCGGCATACAACGGAATCATGCCATCAGTCCATGCAGATCGCGTCGCCTGGTCGAGGTTGGAATATGTCGCACGCTCAAGGCCGGAGCCCAACTGAAGCACCAGCGGGTTGAGTCCAAGCGCGGCACAGATGCGTTCCTCTGGCTTACGCCTGATGTCATCGAGCGCCATGTCCTTAGGCGACCATGCAACGCGCTCAATCTTGTATGGCTGTTGCATGACAACAACACCACCGGAGCGGTCACCGCGGAAGTTCTGCTGCAGGGCGGATTTCGTGACCTGTGCATCCTCTGGCTGAATCATTACCGCGTCGCCATCAGGTGGCCCAACAATGAAGCTCGGAACCGGAGACGATGCAAGCCCATAACCCATGCGACTTGCCATGTTGTCGGCTGCAATCTCTGCGAGTACGGATGTTAGCGGCGAGCGTCCGAGTTTCCAATCGTCCGGGTCGCGTCCATATTTGACGCGAATCACATCATCGACCGGCAGGTCGCGAGACCATCCGGACGCTGTGTACCGATAACTGATAATGCGTCCGTCCTTGTCTGTCTGCGGCGCGATCATGTCAGGTGGGATTGACTGCAGTGCGCCAGGGATTCCATTCGACGGGTTGCGACGCTTGACCAAGTACGTCAGGCCTTGTACCCGATACTCGGCAATCATGTTGTCCCAAAGTTCACCCGGCACCGCTTGGCTGTACGGATCAGGGTCACGTAGGAGCGCGAGGATTGGATGGTCTGGTACTGGCTCGGATTGCCCGTCAGGTGTAGGACGCATGACGCGGAGTTGCCCCTGGGGGAAGTTGCGA